CAGACAACTTACCTAGAAAGTATAAATAAATACGTTATGGTGGACAGTGGAGCGTATTTTTATGGGTGTATTTGTAACTAACTTGTCTTATATCAAATGGCTTTAAAAAAACGTGAATCATTGTTGTTTCAAAGAATGCGTAAAAACATTAAAAAGGCGCATTTTACAAGGATAGAAAGCTCAACTGTACAAGGTATTCCAGACGTACACGGGTGTATAGATAGTAAGTCTTTTTGGATTGAAATGAAGTCAACTGAGGACAAGTTTCCGGTACTGTCTAAGTTCCAAATGGCTTGGTGTTATGAGTATCAAAGACATGGTGGTAATATATTCGTGCTGCATTCGGCCCTCTCGCACAGAGCTTTGAAACTTTACAAAGTGTCCGGTGAGGTGGATCCCTCGTCCCCATCCTCGTTTTCTCGTTCCCTCGTTTTGCTTTATAGCTCACCGGACCCTGTGCCGTCCCTGGCCTGGCGCCAGCTCAGGATGCAGCTGGTGAGAAATAGTTCTTGACAGCGAAACCTCGTTTGATATAAAGGAAAAGTCCATAAGGATTACTAAAGAGTAAAGCTCTGGCCTCCGTCCATGGAGAGAGGCAGCGTGGCGAAACCTCGGTAGTCCTTATTTATCATCTGTCGCCATCGGTTGGCTTTTGCTAGCCGGTGGCCTCCATCAAATCCTCGTTTTCATTCCTCGTTTCCTCGTTCTCGTTCCTCGTTTATGCTCAACGTCCCTGGCCATCCTTCACCAGCTGGTGTCGCCAGCAGCAGACTGCCGTGATGGAAGCTCGGATCCTCGTTTCCTCGTAGGGAAATGTACCTTTTGCTTACCTGATTAAAGAGCTGGGCACCAGTCGCCAGCTCAGGACTCACCTGCTGTTCGAAAATTTATTTGAAAATAGTTCTTGACATCTATCCCATGAGGTCTTATCTATGTACACATGTGGATTTTATATACGACAACAATTTACCTTTTGCTGTTATTCGGCACGGGTATTATATCATTAAACTTTTAAAGGAGGACACAGATGGAAAAGGACAACATAGTCTTCTCGTGTAAGGAACATGGGAAAGAAACATATTTTAATATTAAGAAGCTGGAGAAGCACAGAAAGATGCGTAGCTATGTTTACGTATGGTTTAAGTCAGATGGTCAAGCCGAAAAGATGTGGGTAAGGATTACCTCGGGAGATAGGAAGAAAGGTCAAGGTAGACTCGACAACATGCCAACCGTCCTTGATCACCTAAAGCTAGGCGATAACATTCGCTTCAAGACTGACAAGGAGGGAATAACATGGGGACTATAGACATAAAGCAATGGCTCGTTCTCGGTGAGAAAGAAGAACGATTCTTGGTTAAAGATATAGCAGACCACGGCTGCGAAGGAGGCGTGGGTGGTTTGATATATTATTGGGAAACCACCGCATTCCATAACGAACATGAAAAAGAAATTTGGGATGTCGTACAACGTTTTGCTGAAGACAGCGGTCAGACAATCATGGAGTACATAGCGGTGGTGGCGAAGGATGCCGGTTCACTGGACCAACTAAGATGCAGCCTCGTTTGGCTTGCCGTTGAGTCGGTAGCGCAGGACCTGCATGAAGAGCGCCAGGCACCAGCTGCAGGTGAAGCTGCGTGTTCTTAATAGTTCTTCTACTTTTTGCATTGTTTCTTTGGCCTGAGCTCACCTCGTTCTCGTTCTGGATCGTAGTCTCGTTGGTAGTAATGGCCTTTCAGGGAGCTGGCCAGGCGATGCAGCCAGGACTGGCGTACCAGCTCGGATCGGTAAAAGCTGTGGAAAAATTAATGTTTGACATCTATCCCATCTATGATAAGTCTTTATCATTAACTAAAACAAAGGAGAAAAAAATGGGACTAGATCAATTTGCACATTTGAGAGATCAAAAACCTGATTGGGAAAAGATTTATTCAGATGAACATGAACCAAAGAAAGATGGATTTGTGTGGAGAAAACACGCAAGACTTCAGCAGTTCATGGCAGTCCAACACGCTAAACAAAACAAGCACCAAGTACATGAGGGAGATCTAGCACATCTCGGATTTAATGGTGGCGATGAACCTGTATTTATTACAGAAGAACTCGTGAAGGATTTAGCTGAAGCCATTCGTACTGACTTTAAAAACTTTGTTGCAACAGATGGATTTTTCTGGGGGCAACAGTTTCAAGAGGAAAGTGTGAAAGAAAATAAAGAAATGGATTTAGAGTTTTTGCAATGGTGTCGTGACATGATTGCAGAAAAAAAAGTGGCTATCTATCATTGTAGTTGGTAGATACTCACACTACGAGCGAGGTCTTTTGTCAGAGTAGCTCCTGTTTAGACCTCGTTTCTCGTTTGCCGTTTGGTCGGCAAACTTTTTTACTTAACTTACCAGTCCCAGCTGGCGCTGGGATTTCTTTCGGAAGGACAGGTGTAGATGACGGATAAAGTAGATCAATGGATTTGGTTTAAAAATAAAAATGGAAGAACATGTAAAATTAAGTTGAAGACTTTACTTACTCGTGTTAGTAATTCTAAAATTAACTATTATGCAACAAGGAGAGAAACCAATGGTAAGACAAGACGAAGCTATCCAAGAAGTTCAAAGTAAAAATAAAGCCAAAGCTTTTGAAGAACAAAAAGAAATGCGAAAGGAGTGTGCAGACTTTATTAAAGACTGTTCAACTTTTCATTTGCAGGAAATACATTCAGAGATCAGACGACTAAAGAAGAAGTATTAATATGCTTATCCTCGTTATAGTCCTCGTTGTAACCTCGTTCCTCGTTATAGACCAATAGCAGCTGGGCGCCAGCACCAGTTCCCAGCACCAGCACTGGCGAAATTTTTCGCCAGTTCAAGTTTTAAAAATTTACTATGATGTCTAGGTCGCATTAGGTTTCAAATCTTAATGTGTGTTGCTCTATGGAAGACTTTTTTTTAGATAAAAAAAGAATTTGCATTATCTTTTAAAATAAATTAGATTTAAGACAAATCTATATTTTATAGATTAACAATTAAAAAAGGAAAAATAATAATGACAACACAACAACAAAAAGTCCAAGTCTTAGACAAAGGACAAAAACAAGTTTGTAATTCATTTATTGATCAATCATACTTGTTAAGTAAATATCAAACTTTAAAATCTGACACAAAAGAAATTGTAAATGAGTATTTTTTAAAGTTAAAACAAAACATAATCATATTATCTAACACTAGATATATTCAAAAGATTGAACGATCTCAAAGAAGATTTGATAGTAAATCTTTTATTGATTATATGACAGGCAAAGCAACAACTAATGAGAAGTTGAGTTATAAAGAAGTGTTGGCTCAAATAAATTGCTTTTATAAACAAATAAAAGTTGTTGAGTTAAAACCCTTTGATGATAAGTTAGAGAGTGAAAAAAGAAAAACTAAAAAAGGAGAAAAAACAAATGCCTAATAATAATGACAATAGCAACCTACCATCAATGAGTGTTTTATCTCAAATGATACAGACGACTATGCAAAATAAAGGCATAGATCAATCAAGAGTGCAATCACTATTGAACGAAGACGCAAATGGTAAAACCCTTAATTACCAAATACTCTATAAGTTATTAGAGAGTGCTGTTGAGGAGTTTATCTTAATCAACAACGGCAATCCTTTAGCTGATGACTTTAGAAATAGAGTATTAGATAAAATGTCAGATGTTGTTAATATGCTTACAGGCAATCAACCACCTAACAACAGCTAATCAATTCCGATTGCGTGGCGACTAGATCGCCACGCAACCCACCACGCAACCTCAATAGAGGTACCAAGTCCACCAATTACACAGCATCTCACAACCCGACCCCGACCCCCCTTTTTGCTTTATTATGGTACCTGACGCTTGCCCTTTACAATCAGAAACACACATGTATAAACTATAAAATACTTATGAATCTAGACACATTAACCACTGATCAATTAAGAGATCGTGTAGAAAAAGCTTTTATTGAACATATTAAACTTTGTCAGGATAATTTTTTATATTTTGTTCAAGCAGTTTGGCCAGATTTTATTTGTAGAAAAGCAAAAGAAAGAGAACAGTGGGGCCATCATCAACATATTGCTGATGAGTTAACTTCTATTGCAAGAGGCTCAAAAGGGAGGCTCATTGTGAATATGCCACCCCGTCATACTAAATCTGAATTTGCATCTTTTTTGTATCCAGCTTGGTACATAGGGAAGTTTCCTAAGAAAAAAATTATGCAAGTTTCTCACAACGCAGAACTAGCAGGTAGGTTTGGTTCCAAAGTAAGAAATTTAATTGATAGCCCAGAGTACAAACAGATCTTTGGAGATGTTAAACTACGGGAAGATAGTAAAGCAAAAGGCAGGTGGGAGACTAACCATGGCGGTGAGTACTTTGCAGCGGGTGTTGGCGGTTCTATCACAGGACGAGGGGCTGATTTGCTTATTATAGATGATCCTCATACAGAGCAGGATTCTTTATCGGATTCCGCTATGGAGAGAGCATTCGACTGGTACAACTCGGGACCCAGACAACGTTTACAACCAGGTGGTTCCATCTTGTTAGTAATGACTAGATGGGCTCAAGATGATTTAACAGGTAGGTTGTTAAAAGGACAATCTGAACCTAAAGCTGACAAATGGAAATTAATAGAGTTCCCTGCAATATTAGAATCAGG